AAATTACCTGTGCCATAAGCAAAATTTATAAGCCATTCTACAAGTTGTAGGTTCAAACAAGTATAATATATTTCAGTAGCAGGGGTTGTTTGTGCTGCAAAAGCGTAAGGGTTTCCATAAACAGTATCTAAATTATAAGTAGCCCAAGCCCCTGTAGTTGCATTTCTGAACCTGTAAATATCTCTTTGATATTTATTTGATTGAAAATTCCAACCTTGGTTAATAAAGTTACAAAACCAACCGTCATTTATGTCTATATGATTGTATGGGCCAGGGTTGTCAGGCTCATCTAACTGTGTTATACCTGGCATATTTGATAAAAACCTATTATATTTTGCCCCTAAATAATCAATTTCCCCAAAAGTATTATCATAGTATGCCCCATCAGCAGTTCCATTAACCCAAACATCTATTCTTGTTTTATTTCTATAGTCTAAACAAGTCATTTCATTGTTTTTAGTGTTTAGTTCTAAAACACCAAACTCTCTAGTATCTCTTGTATTATCTTCTTCTTCTACTATATTTCCAAACCCATCATTATAAACAGGCCATATTCTAAAATAAAAATCTCTTTGAAATTGAAATTTTTGTTGAGAACTACTATAGGGCAATAACGCATCATCAACCACACAAGCAAGTTGATTAAACCAATTTTCACCAACCTCAAAATAATTCCTAACATATTCAGAAACATTAAATGAAAATATCTTAAAATCTGATTCGTGATAACCTTTAACAATAACACCTGTTTGAATCCAATCACCATCTTTGTTCTTTATCATCATCTCGGCCTTAAAGTGAACAGCCCTTATATCATTACATCTAACACTAAAAACTATAGGCCTTTGACAGGTTACTAATCTTCCGTGTATATCGTGTTCTATTCCAAAACTTATTTCTGCCATAATTAAATATAATTTTTTAAACTTTTTAAATAAGGACCTAGACTTTCGTCAAATAGCATAAGCCAATCTGCAAACTTTCCTTGTGTTGTTATAAACTGCAAGGTACTACCTGAATTGTCAGTTGTTTTATCAGCGTCTTGGTTTTTTTTGTCCATTAAGGAATTAAGTTTGGCTAGAGTAGTAGAATCGGTTTTAAGTAAAACCTGCATTTGAGTTAGATTAAAATACCCCAAACTAATTTTACGCCCTTTCCAATCTTTAATTAATTCTATTAGTGGTACTGTTGATCCTTTTCCTGGCTTCTCTCTGCTTTTTATAAATCTACTAACTATATTTAGATACAAAGTACAATTCTCTCCTTTAAATGATGCCATATTATCTTATTTTTTTATTTAATTGCTTTTCTGATGCTATAGCAATACTTTTAGTCATTGATTCTGTTATTATTGTATTTACCATACTAGTTACATTTGGCTCTATTTCATCAAACCAACCTTTTTTCTTTGGATTACCTCTTTCATCCATTTTTTTTACAACGAAATAAGCCATTCTTTTAGCATCACTACCCTGCAAACCATACTTGTTCTTAACCCAAGTAAGTATTTTTCCTAAATTAACTTTTCTACCTGCTGCAACACCCTTATTTAAGTAAGAACCTGCATCAGAATCAAATTCCCAAGTTAAATTTGCTCCATCCCATTGAGGTGTTTTTACTTCTATACTATCGGCAGTTGCTCCTGTAGTATCGTGAGGTAATATACCACCCCTACTTTTAGTTAATCCTTTTTTTATCTCTTCAACAACTTTACTTTTTGAAGCTATAAAGTCTGCTATTATTCCTTGTATTATATTAGAATCTAAAGCCATAATTAAAATACTGAATAATCTATATTTTCATCATCAATACAAACCTCTTCCGTTACTCCATCAATCATAGTAGTTGTTGGACAAATCATATTTAATTGCCAAACTAAACTAGCCTTTACAACTATTAATTTATCATTAAACGATCCATAATCTCTATATAATGTTGAGTTTAAAACTCTATTATCACAACTATTAAAAGCAGAAATCATTTTCCATATTTTATAATCTAATCCTCCAAAATTTTGCTCTATAGTAAGTGCTTTAACATTACTATCAGAAATTAATCTACAAGCATATATATCAAAAGTCCAATTAAAAATACCTTTATACATATCAACCATATCTGTTTTAGGATATGTTAAACTACACAAATCGTGTGCAACTGTATTATCGTGAGCAGTACCATCCCAAGCGGATGAGTAGTCTCCAAAATTTATATTGTGATCAAAGTTTATTTCTTCAGGTTTACCAAACATAAATGTTTTAAAATTACATATTCCTGATGATGTAGCGCAAGTCTTAATTAAATCGTGAAATTCATTTGTATATTCAAATGGCATATTTATTTATTTTTATATTTTTTACTTATTAATTCGTTATATAGTTTCTCATAAGAGTTAGTAGCACTTTTCCAACTTAAATATGTCATAATCTTTCCTAAATCACTCTTTAAAACACTTTCAAGAGGACTTTCATTTGGCATATTGAAAATACCCTCTTTTGCAACATCATAAATACTATTTAACCACCCATAACCATCTATTGTTCCTTTTGCTGCGATTTTTGCAAGGTGGTCAGACGTTCCTTTTGAGAGATTAGGAAACTTGTCATTAACAAACTTTCTCGCTGAGTCAAAAAAAAACCAACATCCCAAACCGTTGCCATATCTAATTCTTTAAACATATTGGCTCGTTTATCTATTTCTTCATCAGATAATTGAGTCTCTCCCTCTTTTTTACATAAAATAGCAACTTGCTCAGGCATAACCTCTATTCTACCTTGCTCTAATTTTTTTGCGTTTAATTCTAATTGCTCTGCTTGAACATAATCACCAAAACTTAATTTAGAATAATCTCTGTTTGGTAAAAAATACTTTTCTCCATTAAAAGTAAAATCATCTATATGTATTGGTTTATATTGTTTGCTTAAAAAAGCCAAATCTTTTAAACATTGAGCAACTTCATCTAAATCACACATACCAACCTCATCTTCACTAATACCTGTCCAAAAAGAAACCATTTTAGTGTTAGATTTTAATGTGTCAAGAGTTACATACAAATCTTTAATATCATCTTTATCTTCATAAACCTCTTCTAATTCTTCTTTAGTTTTAAAAGATTTTGTTAAGTTATAAAATTCTAAAAATTTACTAAACTTAACTTCCTCCCATTTGTGAGGAATATCATACTCTTTTCCGTTTAATTCTACTTTTATCATTAATTTAAGTTTATTTTGTAGTAAGAATCACCCATTCTGTTATCAATCCTTACAAATTCCAAGTTTTCAAGAGTTTCTCCTACTAAATTGTTAAGTTTTTCTGTTGTGTCTATTAAATCCATTAAACTAACATCAATTAAGTGCATATAGCCAACAACAGCATAATAAACAGTCATTGGTAGTTGATTTATCCATTTTTCAGTATAATCAGCCCCTAAAAAGGAAAAAATCACATCTTCATTACTTTTTCGCACTAATTCTTGCAAAACATTGATAAAAATGTCATAATCTTCATCTTTTTCTGTGATTTCATCAATATACTGCTGTATTTGCTCCAAAAAATGAACAATAATAAATTGATGAGTCTTATTCGCACACATTATTTCAATATCTTCACTCATAATGTGCAATAATAAGAAATTATCTACATTTTTTCAACCCCCTTTTGGAACTTTCTATCCCCAAGCCAAAACCCTATTGCCTTTTCCTAATAAATAATACATTCTCATCATTAAAGAATCTCCATAGTCAGGCGAGTGTCCTAGTATAGTTTTTATCTCTTTTTTAGATAAAATAGCAAGTTTTCCATCTAAATCCATATTTTTTCTTCTAACTACATCTAATTCTTCAATTATTCTATTTCTCAAGTCAATATCTTTACATTTAATCCAAACATTACCAACATTTATCTGTTCTGCCAATTTATAATAGCATTGAGTCTTTAAATTTCTGTAATTTTCCTTTTTTAACGCCCTAGCGTTATTCATAAAAGCGGTTACTCCTTTCATATAGTGAGATAAGTATTGTCCAACACCATCAGAGTCAATAATTATATTTCTTCTATCTATTCCATATTTATCAGCAATAGACTTAATTAATGTTTCTATATTTTGTGCAGAACTTTTATCTTGAGTTATAATCTCTTCAACAACCATTCCTTTCCATCTTGTTATAACCATTTTATCACTTCCCATTAAAGCAACATCACAAGTAAGATATTGTTGTGATTTTTCATCAGTTTTAACTTCACTATTCTTAAAAACATTAAGTAATGCTTCATAATCAAATAATTTATCTTTTCCCTCGTCATATTCCCAATTACCGTGTAATAACCTTTCTCTTGACGCAGGATCAAGTTTTCTTAACTGCTCTTCATAAAATTCTGATATATGGGGGTTGTCCTGAAGTTTTGCCTGAATAAATTTTTGGTATGTAGGTAAAACACCGTCTCTCCATTGTTTGTAATAATCATAAACCCAATTTTTTGCAGGGTTACAACTCATTAGCATTTTAGGTTTTAATTCATATCTATCTAAATTATACCTAATCCTAGAATTTACAACATTCTTTGCTTTTTCTGTAATTTGATTTGCTTCATCAATAAAAGCCCCTGTTATCTCTAAAGAACCAAGACTATCAAAGTTTGGATCAGCAGGGTATTGATAAAGGTCCTTTAAAAGTATTTGGCTGCCATTTACAAATTCAACAACATTAGATTGGGCGTTAAATTTATACTGCTCCCCCTTTTTAATACCCCAATCGGAGCAGACGGAAAAAAATGAATTTAGGGTAGTTTCTTTCAGAGTCTTTAAAACCGCTCTCCCCATCAACCATCTTGTCTCTGGGTATCTTAGGCAGGAATACAATAACCAAGCAGCTCCAAAATAAGATTTACCTCCACCTGCAGAACCACCAAAGAGTATTTCAGATGTTTCAATATCGTGCAAATACTCCCAAGCCTGATTTTGCTTTATGGTTGGAGTAAAGTCTATTTTCATTTAATACTTTTTTCTTTTAGGTTTAACCTTTGGCTTTGGCTTTGGTTTAACTCTTTTTTTCTTTTTTTTATCTTCTATTTTCATTTCTTAAAAGGCCTGTTTGTCTTAATCTTTTTAAATAAATACTTAATTGGCAACTCCACAACATACTTCATTATAAAAAAAACTAAAAATAGTGGAGACAACCAAACTGTTGCGGTAATCCCAAATACTATTGATAACATTCCGTATTCATTATATAAATCTTTTATAAATTTCTTCATTTTTAAATTATTCTTAATTGTTCTTGATACTTAATTTTATTTCTATTAACTTCGCCATTCTGTTGTTTTTCAGATACTCTTTTATGTTTTCAAATAAACTAAAATTGTTTTGCTTGTCAAAACAACCTGTAAAACTATTGAATGGGGGATAACTATATTCAATCCTCTTTAACCTCTGGCTTATTATAATTAAATATAAAACCCTCTCCTCCACTAGTTACATCAACTCTATCTATACTTATTCCTTTCATTTTTGCAATATCCTGTAATAATAATCTACATATATTCAAATCTCCACCCCTATAACCTTTTGTATAAAGATCATATAACATCATAGTATGCTTATCAACTTCATATTGCTTTTCTTCATCAAACTGTTCCTTAAAATACTCTAAAGCCCTTTTATAATATATTGAAGCCTGTCTTTTTTTAATTCCCCAATTCTTATCACAATACTCAACTATGTCAGTATATCTAACTCCTTGAAGTATTAATCTAACCACCTCACTTGTCCTTTTATAAGCCTCTAACTTGGTTGCTTTACCCTCAAACTTAGTAGGTACTTTTTCAATCCCATTTTCTAAAATCTCCGTTTTTATCTCATCTTTTTCACTCATAAATCTTGTGCATAATTAATTAAAAAAGCAAATATATAAAAAACAATCAAACTTGTCAAGAAATAAATTACACAATGTGCATAATAACTTGAGGGGGTAAATCTAGTGTGAATACTAGCCTTAACAGATATATATTTTTTTTTTCGTAAATCAAAATTTTAATTTTAAAAACTTTTTTTTCAAAATGGAACTCTACTATTAGAAGTAAAATATAATGGACCAGAGGGCTTAAAAAGTGG